GTATTGGTGGTTATTATCAAACCGCACCTTTAGCTATTATGGCATCCGGTTCTATTGGAAAGAAAATTGTAGCTACACTACATTCAACTAAAGTTGGAGATGAAAAAGTAGGTTTTTCAAGTGCAGTTTTAACAAGTGATGGTAGAGCAGCATATTCTGGATCTTTTGCAATAACTGCACCTTCATTGAGTGGTTCTTTTAGTGCATCCGTATTACCTTCATCTCAAAATGATATTAGAGATGTATTTGGTGAATCTCCATTTGGAAACAAAACTGCATATTCTTATACATATTTTGAAAATATAGCAGCAGAATATGATACCGATGGTGGTGGTGATGAGGGAGTAAAAATTTACGCAATTCAATTACCTACACAAGATTTTACAGTTGATGCAAAAGTAGCATCTACTCCTTGGGTACTTTCACAAAAAGATAATAACAATTTAAGATACGAACTTTTCCGTTTCCATACAATTGGACATGGTAATGTTTATAATAAAAAATTCAAAATTGGTATTTCAAATGTAAAAGCGGCTGGTGAAAACGCATCAACTGATTACGCAACTTTTAATGTAACATTAAGAAAATTTGATGATACCGATAAAAATTCATCAATCATTGAATCTTGGGGTGATGTAAATTTAGACCCAGCATCTCCAAGATATATTGCTAGAGTAATCGGTGATAGAGAATATACAATTGGTAATGATGGTAAAATTACTGAAAATGGATATTATTCAAATAAATCATTGAATATAAGAGTAGAAGTATCTACTCCGGGTTCATTCCCAATATCTGCAGCACCATTTGGACATTCGGCTTACGAAAATCCAATTGTAACAACCAATGTATCAGAAGCAACTTGGGTACCAGCTGTAGTTTTCCAAAGTGGTTCAATTTCTAATACAACTACTAGTGCAAGATATTATTCAGGATTTGATTTTGAATCAACAACTAAATACATAGATAACTATCAATACTTAAAACCAATTCCTGAAGGAGCATTAACTGGTTCAAACGTAATATTTGCATTTGATTCTCAATTGAGCTATCAAATGACAGGTTCTGTTGCGGCTGATATGGTTAAAAGACAATTTATTTTAGGATTCCAGGGTGGATTTGATGGTTTAAACCCAACTGTACCTGTTGCATTAGCAGGAGATGCTGATTGGGGAGCTGCAAACAATCAAGGATTAAAATGTAATGGTTTAACACAATCTGGATCTGTGGGTTATCAAAAAGCAATTAACGCACTTTCTAATCCAGATGAGTACGATATTAATTTAGTATCAACTCCTGGATTAAACTATGAAAATCATCCAGATTTAGTTCAAAAGGTAATTGATATGTGTGAAGATAGACAAGATTGTTTTTACATCGCTGACTTTACTGATTATCAATCTTCAATCACAACAGCAACTGAAAAGGCTAATTCAGTAGATTCAAACTATGTAGGTACTTATTATCCTTGGTTAATTAATAGAGTTGGTAATAAATCAATTATCACTCCACCATCGGTTATAATGCCAGCTGTTTACGCATCTAACGATAGATTTGCAGCAGAATGGTTCGCACCAGCGGGTTTGAATAGAGGTGGATTAACTGCATTTGGAGCTGAAAGTTTAAGAAATATACTTACACACGCTGAAAGAGATATACTTTATGAAAACAAAGTAAATCCTATTGCAAAATTCCCAAATCAAGGTATTGTAGCGTTTGGACAAAAAACATTGCAAGATAAGGCATCGGCATTGGATAGAATCAATGTAAGAAGATTATTAATTAACATTAAGAAATTCGTAGCATCTACATCTCGTTATTTAGTGTTTGAACAAAATACTACTGATACTAGAGCTAGATTTATCAATACCGTAACACCTTATTTGGAATCAATTCAACAAAGACAAGGATTATACGCTTTCAATGTTGTAATGGACGATTCAAATAATACACCGGATGTGATTGACAGAAACATATTAGCAGGAGCAATCTTCCTTCAACCAGCTAGAACTGCGGAATTCATCGTAATTGATTTCAACATTCTACCAACTGGAGCAAGTTTTGGAGCATAATATGAAAACAAACTAAATAGATATTTATTAATATAAATTAAAAGGAAAGAAACATGGCAGACGAATTAATATTACCGTATCAACAGATGACGTTTACGAACTTCGAACCAAAAATGCAAAACCGTTATTATATGGAGATTGCAGAAGTTGGTATCCCAGCGTATATGGTAAAAACAGCAAATAGACCTGAAATTCAATTTGAAACAATCAAAATTGAACATATTAACACATATAGAAAGTTAAAAGGTAAAGGTGAATGGCAAGATTTAACAATTACGTTGTATGACCCAATCGTTCCTTCAGCGGCACAATTGGTAATGGAGTGGGTACGTTTATCTCATGAATCTATTACTGGTAGAGATGGATATGGTGAATTTTACAAAAAGAATATTAATTTCTATTTGTTAGGTCCAGTAGGTGATAAGATTGAAAAATGGACTCTTTATGGAGCATTCATTTCAAGAGCATCATTTGGTGAATTAGATTTTTCTTCAACAAATGAGCCAGTATCAATTGAATTAACACTTACTTACGATTACGCTGTACTTGAATACTAATATTCAAACAAATATAAAAAAAGGGATACCCAAAAAGTATCCCTTTTTTATTTTCAATTTTTTTAATTTAATGTATTTATATATATAAACTAAATAAACAAAGTTATGAGTGAAAAACAATTTGATTTTCCAACGGAAGTATTAGACCTTCCATCAAGAGGAAAACTATATCCAAAAGAAAATCCTCTATCTTCGGGCCGTATAACAATAAAATATATGACGGCAAAAGAAGAAGATATTCTTTCATCTGCAAATCTTATTAGAAAAGGGATTGTATTAGATAAACTTTTTGAATCAATTATTGTTGATAATATTAATATTGATGATATTTTATTGGGAGATAAGAACGCAATTGTATTGGCTACAAGAGTATTGGGATATGGTGCAGAGTACAAAGCATCATTCTTTTCCGCAAAACTTGGTAAGAATATAGAATTTGATGTAGACTTATCAAAACTAAAAACAAAAGATGTAGATTTTTCATTATTTGAACATAAAAATGAATTTGAATTTACTCTACCTTCAAATGGTAAAAAGATTACATTTAAACTTCTTACACATGGTGATGAGAAGTTGATTGATAAAGATATACAGGCTTTAGAAAAATTAAATAAAGATGGTTCTTTTGAAATCACTACTAGATTAAGATATATGATTAAGAGTGTAGATGGTAATACTGAATTAGGTAAGATTAATAAATTTATCAATAACGAATTTTTAGCTAGAGATAGCAGAGCATTTAGAGAATATGTTAAAAAAATCTCTCCAGATATGAATATGACTTATGAGTATGTTCATGATGATGGAGAAACGGAGGTAGCGCCCATTGTGATGGGCGTGAACTTTTTTTGGCCTTCCGAAGAATCATAGTTATAATTTACACACTCAAATCTTTGAGATGGTTGAATATAGTAATGGTTTTACAATGATGGAACTATATAAAATGCCAACATATTTGAGAATGTTTTATTATAATAAATTGATAGAAACTAAAAAAAGAGAAGCTGAAGAGAATAAAAAAGCACAAAGGTCTTCAAATGCTAGTAAAGTTAGGATTAAACGATAATCCTAACTTTTTCTTTTTATAGATATTTATAGTTTGAATAAGTGTAAATAATATAAAATGGCAAAGAAATACAAAATATCAGAAAGTAACATAATGGAATTTTGGGGATTGTTTACGAGTAAGAAAGCACCACAAAAACTCCAACAAGTAATAGATAATGATCCTGTATTAAGTAAATTACAGGATGAAATTGATGATATTAATGCTCAGGCAGAAGATTATTTAGAAAAAGTTAAAAAAAGAAATCCAGACATTTATCAATATTTGCAAAAAGCTGGAATCATAAAATAAAGTTGTAAGATAAATGGCAGACGTTAGAAATTTATCATCTGAAGAATTAGAAGCTCAAAAAAATCTCTTAAAAGAGCAAGACCTGATTCAACAAAGAATTGAGGAACGAAATAAGAGAATGGCTGTTGCTGGGCAAGAGGAAATCAAGCGTCTTAAAAAAAGAAATGAACAGGACGAAGAAAATTTAAAAACTTTAGAAGATAAATTAGAAGCGTTTGATGATATTGAAGATAAGGCAAAAGATTATGTAAAGTTTTGGGAGCAAGCAGGAGAAAGACAGGAAGAATATCTAGATATGGTAGAAGGGTTTCAAACCTCTTTTACAAAATTAGGTAACGATGTAAAAAAAGTTCTTACATCCTCAACCAAAAATAGTAGTGCATTTGCGGGTATTACAGCCAAAATACTTGAATTAAAAAAAGCAGAAGTAAATGCATCAGATGATGAAAGAAAAAATTTACAGGCAAGAAGAACTGTTTTAGAACAAATAAGACAATCACAAATAGATTCTGCAGAATCATTAGTAAGTGAATCACAAGATTTATTTGGAATGAGTGAAGCTGCGAGAAGGAGAATGGAATTTGAAACTTCAATCGTAGGATTAAGTGAAGAAGATAGAAAAATTGCAGAACAAGTATTTGCGGTAAATGAGAAATTAACTAAACAACAAGAAAGAATTGTTGAGTTAAAACAGCAAATGAGTGGAATAGTTGCGAGTTTGCCAGAAGGAATTCAAAGCATTGTAACGGGTATAGGCGATTTGGCAAAAGGAATAATCAATGGATTGGGTCCAATTGTTATTTTAGGCGGATTATTAGCAGCGGCTATTCATGAATTTTCACAAATGCAATCTGCAGCTAAGAAATTCAGAGAAGAAACTGGCCTAACAAAAAATCAAACCGAAGAACTAAATCATCAAGTGCATAGTATATACAAAAACTATGCTAAATTAGGTGTTACTGCGGATGACTATTATGAAACGGTGAAAGCTCTTAAAACGGAGTTTGGTGATACTGTTAAATTTTCAGAAGCAGTTGCGGCATCAATGATTGTTTTAAATAAAAACTTTGCCGTTGCAGAAAAAGATGCAGCAGCTGTTAATATGGCTTTCCAAAGTATAGGTGGATTGAGTGCGGAAACATCTCAAAACCTAGCGCAACAGGTAGCATATTTATCAGACCAAGTTGGAGTAGCACCTGCTAAAGTTTTTGAAGATATTTCAGAAGCTTCCGAAGATACATACAAATACTTTAGAGGTGATGTAACTCTATTAGCTAGACAGGCAATTCAAGCAAGAAGATTAGGTACAAACTTAAAAAGTGTATTAAAAACAACCGAAGGACTTTTAAATTTTGAAGAAGGTATAGAAAAAGAATTGTTAGCATCTTCAATGTTAGCTGGACAGTTCAATTTAAGTAAAGCAAGAGCATTGGCATTTGATGGGAAAGCAGCAGACGCACAAGCTGAAATACTTAGACAAGTTCAAAGATATAGGAAGTTTGCTGATATGGACCCAATAACAAAGCAGGCAGTTGCAGATGCAACTAATATGACAGTTGAAGAATTGGGTAAACAACTATTGATGCAAGAGAAACTTACACATATGTCTGATTCTCAAAAGAAATTGGTAGAAACTGCAATGGATAAGGGGTTAGATATAACCAATATGAATGAACAACAACTTGCAGCAAAAGTAAAAGAGTTAGAAACACAAGAACAAATTGCAGATAAAATAACACAATTAGAAAATTCATTCAAAGGAATAGTTGCGGCACTTTCATCTGGGTTTGTTCCATTAATAGAAGCGGTCACACCACTTGTTACTACACTTGCTAATATGTTTGGTGCGGTATTTGGGGCTTTAAATAAAATTCCAGGTTTATTCCCTGCAATTATTGGTGGATTAACTGCAATGTATCTTTTGAGTAAAAAGACAGCAATTATGAAAACAAAAGAGGCTATTGCGAGTATTTTTGCAGGTAATGCGAAATGGGGAGCTATTGGAGTTATTGCAGCCGGTGTTGCGATTGGTGGTTTGATGGGATACCTTGGTAGAGCGGAAAAAGTAGGAGATATGGCTATGCAAGCTCAAAGTTCTGGCGGTTCAACTACAATTGCAACTTCTGAAGGTGGTATTTTTGAAACTAGTAGAAATGACCAAATCGCAGTAGGTCCGGATATTTTAGGACAATTAGATGCTGCTAACAAAAGTAGTGTAGGTCCTATTGCGGCAGTAGGCGGTGGTACATCTATGAATGGTGCTATAAAAGTTTTGGTTAATGAAATGAAACAATTAAGACAGGATATGAATTCTGGTAAAATAAGAACAACCGCATATTTGGATGGTAATAGAGTTTCATCTGGTATTGCAACATCCGTAGACGAATCGTCTAGAAATGTGTTTAGTTATGGACAAAGAGGATAAAATAAAATAATACATGGCAACAACTTTAGAAGAATTATTTAAGACCAAAGTAATATCAGAAGGTCCAAATGCCGGAAAAACGGCGGAAGTTGCATACGCCATTAGAAATAGTAAAGATTTACCTATTGGTTCTTCTAACTTCTTGCTTAAAAAAATTAATCAAACTCAAAAAAATGGATTGATTGGAGATATTATCAATGGGTTTGATTTTATTGAAAAAATTAATGAAAGAAGAAAGAAATATAGTGATGCTTATAGTGAATCATTTGTAGAGCAAGACCAGGTTGGATTAAAACAGTTTTCAGTATTAACAAGACCTACTATATATGGTGGGGATATTTTTAGAATTGTAAATGGAAGAACTCGTACGGTATCTTTTCAAAAAAGACATACAAACCAAAATATATCAGGAGGTCTTGGTGATAAAATTGGTGATGCTGTTGCGAATGTTGCGGGTGATTATTTAAACAATATTTTTGCCGGTAAAAAAGGAAAAGATGCATTACCGCCAAAACCTGATTTAGTTGCATTGGGAACTGAATTGGCAATAAGTGCAACTGATAGTATTAAAGGTGCGTTGTTTCCAATGCCAATGATACCTTCAAAAGTTGCGGAAGAACTTAATAGTAGAGGATTAAAAGAAAAATCATCAATTGGAAATAAAAAACCAAAAGATACATTACTATTTGCACACGAATATAATAGAAATAAAGCGTTATTACAATTAGCTAGTTCAGGTAAAGTTCCAAACGCTATTCAAAATATATTAAAATCAAATACAAACGCATTATCTCAATCAAAAGATTTTTTAATTGGAACTGCTACATCAATTGTTAAAAGTTTTATTTCAAAAGGAGTTTCTAAACTTATAACAAAAGGAGTAAACGCTTTACTTAGTAAAAAAATTAATAAAAATAAAAGTGCACAAACGGGATTTTCACAACAAGAAGGAAGACCGTTTACACCTTGGTCAAGTACAACACCTTATTCTAAAGCAGCTGAACTTGATGAACTTAAACCATTGGATAAACAGATTGGATTAAAGGCAATGGGAATCCGAAGAAGAGCGGAATATTTAAAAGCTTCTGGAGCAAAATTACCACCAAAGACATTGCCTAAAAAAGTAGGTACGAATTATATTCCAAATGAAGGAACTGGAGGTATTGATGAAGTAGATATCATTGAGGATGTGGATAATCCAGATTATGGTAAAGAATTGATGGAATTAATCAACAAAGAAGATGTTAATCCGGCACTTAAACTAACTAATGAAAATACTCTTTTTTCAAGAAGAGGAATGAGTACAAAAGGTGATGTTTTAAACTTATCATCAAATATTACATATGCTGGGGAAACTGCTGTAACTGCTGATAATCCAGATAAAACATTTGATGATTTTGATACGATTCCATTAAAATTTTATTCAATTGCATTAGATAGAACAGTTCAATTCAGATGTACGGTATCCGAATTGTCAGAAACTTTTTCACCGGAGTGGGAGCCTAATAAATTTTTAGGAAATCCATTCCCATTCTACACATATAGTGGTATTGAAAGAAGTTTGACATTTAGTTTTAAAATATTTTCTTTGAACTTAGTCGAACATCAGAACGCATGGCAAAGATTGAACGCTTTAGCGGGATTAACGATGCCACAAGATTTTAAAGGTCAAGTTGGTGCGGTTGCTCCCCCAATAATTAAATTTACATTAGGAGACATGTATAAGGGTAGAGAGGCGGTTATTGATAGTTTAACTTTTACGGTTGACGTTGATACCCCTTGGGAAATTGGACTTAATAAAAAATTATTAAACTCTAAACCAATACAATTTCCAGGTTTGGCGGGAAATATAAGTGTTGTTGATCCAGATATAAGTGGTGAAGGTTTTAAATTACCTATGATAATTAATGCAGAAGTTTCACTTAAATTCTTAGAAAGTAGAGGAACGATGGGCAAACTTTATAGTTATGGATATATTACCGAAGGAGTTGACTGGGGTTCACCAATGGCTATGACTCCAAATGGTGCTGTTTCGGTAAAACCAGATACATTTTAATAATTTAGGCAAATGTCAAACGTAAACGATTATAGTGGTGGTGTTCCTAATAAATCTGGTGTTGGAGATAAAACTCCAAAAAAATCCAATAATATTAAACGTGAAGATTTAGGAAAAGGAAAAACTGGTCACAAGCTATCCGAAAATTCGGAAAATGAAACTTTTCAAATTAATCATGTTGTTTATGCGGATGATACTGAATCTGCTGGTAAAGTTTATATAGAAACAAAAACCGGTCATGATAAAGGCCTTTATGATAAGGGAGGGGTAGCTGAGTTGCAAGAAGAAATGAATATTAGAATACTTAAAGAAATTTCATATAGTATTGCAACAAAAAACCCGTATGCTATGGGTGCAATTTTAGCTGGTAGAGGTATATTAACATTTGCTGATGCAAGAAATCAAGATAAAAGTATAGGTGCTTCATTGGCATATACGGTGATAGGAAACTATGGAAAGCCTACTACAATCACTTATTCTCCTTTTAACAAAATTATGCATAAAGTAGAACATAGTGGTAAAGTTGGAAAAATGTTTGTTGAAAGTGCGGAATGGGTACATAAGCTCCAGGGTAAATTTGATATTAAATTACCAATAGGTGACAACCCGGCCAATGTAATAAAACTCAATCCTTATATAATAAATGCATTTTCTAGAGCAGAAAAAGAAGGAACATTAGCCACATTCTATTATGCACCAAAAAAATTGTTGTTTGGAGATGATTCGCATAATAATTCACATGATGCACAAATAAATAAACATGTAGGTGATTTAGGACATGGTGCTACAAATCATGCAAATTCATCACCTGGAACACATGGTGATAATAATGTTGTACTTCCTACAACCGGACTAACACTAACAACATCAGTAGAATCAGGAAATATTATAGATTCAACACGTCCTCCTGTACATATTGAAGTTCCTGTATATGCAAATCCACATTCTGAAAAAGTAGAACAAGGTAATTTTTGGGAAAATAAACTTTTAAAGGCGAGTGAAGTTGGTGGTGGTGAAAAAGTAGAAAGTAAATCCAAATTCAACTTCTGGAACAGCCCAATATCAACCACAGTAGCGTGGTTAATAGAACCAATTGATGATATAATTAGAGATATTAATGTGGTTAATCGTGCAGAAGATAAGCTTGCTGCGGGTATAGATGAAAATGATGATAAGAGACAAAGAGTAGCAGCTGTACTTAATGATATTGAACAACAAGGTGGTAGTTGGACTATTACAAATGGAAATTTAACAATCACGCCACCACCTAAAAAAACAGAAAATAACAACAGTTTACTTAATCCAGGTACGATAACAATATCACAAGATAATCTTAGAAATACAGTAAAAGCAAATTCTTTGATGCAGATGAATGTTGCAAATACTAAAAAAATCAAAAAAACGCTAGATGGTGCAGCTGCCCAGAAAAAAGTAGAAGATAACCTAAACGTTTTAAAGCAAAATAAACAAGCTAGTATGACACTGGCTGCCCAAGAGCAAGCTATTAATAATGCTAGGGCACGAGAAGGTGCAATATATGGACAAAAAGGTGAACAGGGATTGGGTATTGGTATTAGAAAGACACAATTTGGACAAGTTAATATATATGTTCAACAAATGCAACAATTACGTGGAACTCCAGCTTTTGGTACTCCAACGATTGGGCCTGCAAGAGGATATTAAAATATTAATATATGAGATATATAAATGATAGAATAAAATATAATACTGGTGGAAAAGAAGTATATGTTTCCAAACTAATGGCAAATATACCAGAAGATGTAAATGATATCTATATACGAACAACGATAGGAGATAGATTAGATATTATAGCATCTACTTTTTACAATGATTCTTCTTTATGGTGGATTATTGCGGAAGCAAATAATATTCACGATGCACCGATTGGATTAAAGCCTGGAATCGTTTTAAGAATACCTGTGAACTATCGTAATATATTACAAGCGAATATTTAAAATATATGGCATATCCTTTATTTACAACAATAGAAAAACCAATTTATGATTCTATAACAACTATTAGTGATGGATTGTTAAATGGGTTACAAAAATCAACAGCAGCATCAAACTTAACTGCTTGGGTAAGAATTATTTCCGGAGTGGGGAATGGATTAGTGCTATTTTCAAATCCAGATATGCCAGTCACTGCTAATCCGGGTACACCAATATTTGATAGTAATAATAAAATAATAGGATATAACTATATTGCATCTTTATATGGTAATGGTACAACTGCTGCACAAGTAGGAATTGATTGGAGTGGTAGACCTGTATTTGGAAAAGCAAATGAAACACTTGGTGAATTGGTTTTAAGACCACATCCGATAATAACTGGGTTGAGTGTAAAAGAAGGTAAAGACCAAATTTCAAGAGTATGTGAACTTACGATAAAATGTTTTTCACTTTCTCAGGCTGAAAGATTGCAAGAATATGTGATGGAACCTGGATATACTCTATGTGTGGAATGGGGATTAAATACTGAAAAAGGATTAAGTCAATTAATTAATACTTCTAAAGGTGAAGGTATGGTGCAGGATATAACTGCAAAAAATTTAGACTATAATAATCTCCATAGAGTTAGAGTGGCCGCTGATGGTGATTATGATTCGTTTTTAGGCTTTATAGTGGGTGGCTCATTTACATCGGCTGATAATGACTCTTATACATTGACTATAAAACTGAGAGGTATGCCGGGTCTTCCAACGTTTTTACAACTTCAATATCCAATATTAGAATTAAGAACTACATATGATGCGAGTGGTAAAAAAATCGGTACACAAGTAAGAGATACACCAGCGACACAGACATATAGTGCAGCCGATGTATCAATAACAACAGGAGATGTAAATGAGACGTTGGGATTGAGGAGAGCTAAATGGCTTTATAATAATTTACCATCAAGCAAACAAATACCAGAAGTTAAAACAAATATTATTGAAGAAGCTGGTAATAGAAAAAATAATTTAGGTTGGTTTAATTTTATAAATTTTGATTATGTAGTTAAATCTACAATAAAAAGTCATTTTGAAAGTACATCGGCTGAAATAAACATTGCGGGCTTTAAAGTACCAAAAGAAAAATTTATATCAAATAACCAATATATCAACCTTGGATATGCAATAAAAATATTAAATGCAAATAATGGATTGATATCTTATAAATACAATGGTAAAAATGTTAAATGTAGAATAAATCCAAGAAGTTTTATTGGTGCGTTTCCAAAAATGTTTTCAACAAGACCATCAAAGCTTTTAATACCAGGTAAAATGCCTGATTTTTATAAATTATATTGTACAACCGAAACTGTAAGTTATAGAGACCTTATTAATTCTGAAATAGATAATTCAATTAATGCGGATATGTGGGTAGTTGATAGTGCAACCGGTAAAGAAACTGTAAAACAGGGTTGGATGTCTTTCGTACAATATGAAGAAATACCACCAGCTAGTGTTAAAAAATCAAGTTACAATGGTTTCTTTGAACTACCTGGATATTATGGAAAATTGGAACACTTGTATGTAAACTATGAAGTATTTAAAAATGCAATAATAAATTCAAATAACAAATCTATTAGAGACGTTTTATTAGAAATATTAAACGAAATGGCCAGTGCTGTAAATTCATTTTGGAATTTTCAAATTATAGAACAACAAATTGGAGATTCGGTAGAATTGCAAATAATAGATGAAAACTGGACTGGATATAGAGATTCTAGTAAACCTGTTAGAACATTCGCACATAGTGGAGCGGCATCGGTATTTTTAGAAGCAAATTTAGATATTGATATTCCATCTGAAATGACTAACCAAATTATTTTAAAAAGAGAATCTATAACTTACAATACAAAAACAAAAAAACCGGAATCCGGAAAAATGTATTCAGTTAATCCTGATTCTAAAAACATTGATGTTGGTGGCCTATTTTCAAATAAAAAAGATAAATTTTTATCAGCAATTGATGTGGATAGTATAAATAGTGAAAATAGTAAGGAAAAACTTGCAAAAACAAAACCAGACCCAAATAAAGTGGCTTTTGAAGTTGACCCTCAAACAAAAACTGAAGCAGAAACTTACTATGATACAATTGAACAAACTTTAGTAAAAAGTGATACTGGTATTATTCCAAATGTAAATGACCCACTAGGAAGTTATACGCAGTTTATTGGATGGCGTAATGCAAAAGGTGAATTGGTTATGGAAGTAGATTTGAGTCAAAGCGCAGGACGTTCTTTAGGAGAATGGTTGGGAATTCTTGACCCGAGAGAAACTGTATATTACGAAGCTACTCCAGAAGGCGCTAGATTAAAATATCTTGCTGATAAAATAAAAACACTTAAAGATATTGAATTAGATACGCAGGCAACCACATTAACCACAAATTTGGATAAGATTAATATCGTACCAAATCCAGATGTTAATATAATTGTTCCTGCTGTGTTGGGAAATTTAAATAATAATTTTACCGAATTTAATAAAAATTTTAAAATTTATTGTTGTGATGACCCACAACTATTTGATATTATAAAAAATGAAGCATTTGAATCATATCCTGGGGCAATGAAAACTTCACACTTATTACCAATAAAATATTCTTTTAAAATTTTTGGAAAAAGTGGAATTAGAAGAGGTGATACTTTTGTTATAAAAGGTATTCCGGAAAAGTATGAAAAAAATGGATTCTTTCAAGTAGTGCAGGTTGAGCATGATATTCAAGATAGTAAGTGGGTTACCGAAGTTGTTGGACAATATAGACAACAAGTATCTAAATAATAAAATTTTATATTATGGTAGGAAATGTATTACAATATGCAGCGGCTAGTCTAAATAATGCAAATAAAATAAAGCCTATTAAAATTCAAACTTATTTACCAACACCGGGTGATGTAGAATATAGTATTGGATATATTGAAAGATATTTCGTACAAAAAATAAATGATAATGATTCTCCAATATACGAAATAAGTGAATCGTATAGGCCAATAATTCAGGGTAATGGACTTTATAAAACTACATCAATTAGATGGAGAATTAAAGGTGTTCCACAAGAAATTATGAATTCAAATAAAAAATCAATAGAGTTTGTAAAAGAAGAAATGCCTAAACTCGGTCTATACCTTCCTAATCTTCTTCAGTTTGCGAAAGTAAATTAATTTGGTAATATAAATATTTTTTCGTATATTTGTATTTATTGATATGGGGATGCTTTGGAATTGATTGCGATGAGAAGCATAGTATCACACGTAGACAGAAGTGCTAGATGTCTTTAAATCTGTACAAAACAATAACTGACGTAGAAT